TGAATACTATGACACAAGTGAATGGGGTGTTTACAGTGGTATTAGTTTTATAAAAGATTCAAAAGAATATTATGATATATTACAAGCAACAGACATAAGCAGAAATGATTTATTATTGCTACAGCAACTGGATCAAATACACAGTGAACCATTAGAGGATTGGTATGATGTAGGCAACGTTGAAAGTTATCGCAGTGTTAAACAAGATCCCAGCTTCAGTGTATTAGACAAAACACATCAAGAGATATACAGTGTAAATGGAAGGATTGTAAAACTTTTTACAAACAAGCCTGATATACAACCCAATAGCAATTATCCCCATCCACAACCAATTGAAAACACCAAATATGGATTAAGCTACAGTCGTGTTGAAGGAAAAGTTAATCCGGTCAATGGAGACTTTAATAAATTGTTAAACAATCTCCAAGACACTTGGCGTTTTAGTATGCACAATAATATAACGTGTGTGGATAGAACATTATGGCAGGACAAGACTTGGGAACGTTTTGATCAGATAGTACAACAGTTTCCAGAGTTCAGCGGCACTGTACAAGTAAACGGCAAAGCAATAGACTGTACAAGAACTGTAGAAAACATTGATTGGAATCTAGTAAGCACAGGTATTGTGGGTGCATGTCATGGTGATCTAGTAGTTGACAATGTAATAGTAGGTAACGATCAAATACATTATATAGACCATAGACCTGGCATTGTCAATGATATATTTTATGATATTTGTAAATTTTATCACAGTTTACATCTACACAACATAAATTTAGAAAATTATCACTTGACACAAGACCAAGACAACTATATAATTAAACTGTCGCCGAGCGATGAGGACTTACTAAGACTTAATGCATTTCAGCTATCGCCTGTTTATCATCAGAACAAACGCAAGATAGAATTGGGCATTGGATGTATTTGGCTAAGCATGAGTCCTCTTAATGTTGACAAACAACTAAACAAATTTTTGTTTTTGTTAGCCATCCAACAGTTGGAAAAATATGGAATTTGAACAAACATGGCTCAGTTATGTAAATGACTTAGACAATACTGACAATGAAGTTGCTATTATTAGTGAACTCAAACGTGCAAATCGTATTGTGTTTATTGCTAAAGGCAGAGTTGGACTTGCAACTAAAATGTTTATGCAACGACTCAGTCAGATGGGCTACACAGTGAGTCACAGTGAAGACCTACTAATAACTCCTATAGATGAAAATGATCTAGCAGTGTTTGTAACAGCAAGTGGATCAACACTGAGCAGTCTAGCATACACAATGGTAGCAACAAATGCAGGTTGTCGAACACTGGCAATTACATTTAATCCAAAAGGTGCAATATGTACACAGTGTGATAACATAGTGAGTTATCCACAGCCGCAATCACCAGGATTAATGAAAAGCTATTATGAGATAGGATTCATTTATATATTTGAGAAGATTATTAGTTTGCTTCCACAGGATCAATTTGTTCATACAAACTTTGAGTAAACCAATGTTCACTGTTAAAACTTTTATCGCAAATGTACATGTCAAAGTTTGGCTTTGCATTCATAACAAGTTCATGATACTTGCAACCCCATTCAACAAGTTGTTCAGTGGTCATGTCAGTCCAGTCGATGCCTCTAGTAGCACCTCTGGCAGTCCAATACACTATGGTATGTCCTTGCTCGTAAAGTTTATTAATTTTTTCTATTCTATCTTTGAAAGGTTTTTGGCTACGATACTGTTGTTCGGTCTTTCCCTTAAAGGGAAGATCTTCACAAATAGTGCCGTCAATGTCAACATATATAAGCATAAATATATTTATTAACTATGTACTTAATGGAGTTAGTTTGAAAATCTTAATATTTGGATTACCCGGAAGTGGCAAAAGTACACTGGCAAAACCTTTTGCTGAATTGATAGATGCAGTTTGGTTAAATGCTGATCAAGTCAGAGAACAAGCTAACGATTGGGACTTTACACTGGAAGGAAGAATTAGACAAGCACAGCGTATGCGAAGCCTAGCAGATAGTGTTGTTGCTGAAGGTGGCATAGCAGTAGCTGACTTTGTGTGTCCTACACAACAAGCCCGTAAAGAGTTTGCACCAGACTATACAGTGTGGATGGATACTATTGAACAAGGACGCTACGAGGATACAAATGCTATGTTTGAGAAGCCCAAGCAAGTAGATTATCATGTAGCCAAATGGTTTACAGACACAGCTGAACAACTTAAACCAGTTGTAGAAAGATGGAGACACCGTAATGGCTTTTTATAATAACAAGCCCACTGCACAAATGTTAGGTAGATGGCAACCTTGGCATGAAGGTCATACAGAGCTGTTCAAACGTATTCACAGTGAATATGATCAAATTTGGATTGCAGTAAGAAACGTACAAGGATGGGAAGATAATCCTTTTGATTACCACGATATCAGAACACAGATTAATCACGCACTATTTGCTGAAGGTTTCAGGTATGCACATGATTATGAAATATCACTTGTGCCAAATATTGTAAACATCAGTTACGGCAGAGGCGTAGGTTATACGTTTACTGAACACGATTTAGGAAAAGATATACATGATATTAGTTCCACAAAGATTCGTGCTAAACTAAGAGATGAAGGTAGATTATAATGTGGGTATTGGTATTTGTATACTTTTATGATGCAACTCCTTATGTTGAGAAAGTAAGTCAACACAGAGATATGACTGAGTGTTTTTATGCTAGAGAAGCATTAGCCGATGAAGTAGGCAGAGGTGCCGGTTACTTCAAAGCAGGACAACAAGCCATTTGTATTAATATGGACGAGACCAAAATATGATTACTTGGGGTTGGACAGGAATGGCACATGATGCTAGCCTAGCAGTGTTTGACGACAAGCAACTGGTATTTGCGGCACACAGTGAACGCTACAGTAGAGTCAAGAATGATAAAAATTTAAATAAAGGTATATTAAATGATGCACTTGAATTTGGCAAACCTGAACAAATATACTTTTATGAAAAGCCTAACCTAAAGAAAACCAGACAGCTATATGCAAAACAATTTAACTTGCTTACTAAACCAAGTCCTCGAACTGTACTGAGTCAACTGTATAAAAATCCTCCTAATATACAATACACAAACCATCATCATAGTCATGCGGCGGCAGGATATTATACTAGCAAATTTGACGAAGCGGCTATACTTTGTGTAGACAGCATAGGTGAATGGGAAACAGCAAGTGTATGGAGTGGATATCGTAGTGAGCTTAAAAAAGTTTGGAGTCAGCGTTATCCCAACAGTGTTGGAATATGGTACAGTGCTATGACACAGCGTATAGGACTAAAGCCACAAGAACATGAATACATACTCATGGGCATGGCGGCAATTGGTGATCCTCTGAGACTTTATGCAGATATCAAACATGACTTTATAGCTCAGATGCCCACTGTGGAAAATCCTGAAATAAAGTTTAAAATAAACTGTCACAGAGGTTGCCGTACATGGAGAAGTGACTTAAATACTCCACAGGACTATGCTGATATAGCCGCCGCTGTACAAAAATTATATGAAGATATATTCGAAGGTATGTTACAATATGCTAGTAAAGTAACCAATCAATATAATCTTGTACTAATGGGCGGATGTGCCTTAAATTGCGTTAGCAATAGTATGGCTTACAAATACTTCGATGATGTATGGGTAATGCCAAATCCAGGCGATGCTGGCAGTGCAGTAGGATGTGTGTTAGCTCATTGGGGTCATCATATCCAATGGCCCGGTCCTTATTTGGGACATAATATAGAAGGAGAGTATCCAGTTGCACAATTACTCAAAAATCTTAAACAAAAAAGAATCACTGCCGTTGCGGCAGGTCGTGCTGAGTTTGGCCCTCGGGCTCTTGGGAACCGCAGTATTCTTGCTGATCCCCGCGGAGATGATGTCAAAGAACTTGTTAACAGTATTAAACACAGAGAAAGTTTCAGGCCCTTTGCTCCAGCAATCCTTGCAGAACACGCAAGCCAATACTTTGATGGACAAACAGGACCATACATGCAATATACATCACACTGTAAATTCCATAAATCATTTCCAGCAATCGTACACTACGACAACACCTCAAGAGTTCAAACAGTATCTAAAGAAGATAATTCAGGATTTAGAAAACTGTTAGAACGTTGGTATGCGGACACAGGTTGTCCCATGTTGCTGAATACAAGTCTAAACATCAAAGGCGAACCACTAGTAAATACTAGAGAAGATGCAGAGCGTTGGACCAAAAAATACGGAGTTGAAGTATGTTTACCAAAATAAAAGATTTTATATTATGGCCTTATACCAGATATAAAGAAAAACAACGAATTAAAAAGCGTTTAGAAGAAATTAAAAAACGAGATCCATTTATATATGAATAGGAAATAAGGAAGCAACATGTTAGATGTAATACAAATTAGCTACCACGAAGAAAGTGCTGACGAAAACTTTGAACTATTACAAATTTTCGCACCGTTGGCAAAGCAAGTAAAAGGCGTTAAGGGAATCTTTAATGCACACAAAGCCGCGGCAGAAATAGCAGAGACCAGTCATTTTTATGTAATTGATGCTGATGCAGTAATAGATGAACAGTTTAATTTTAGTTTTCGGCCCAGCAGTACAGTGGACTTTTATCCAGGTGTTATGGAAAGTGAATGTGTTTTTGTATGGCGCAGTAGAAATCCTGTAAATGATTTATTGTATGGATATGGCGGGGCAAAGTTGTTTCCACGCAAAGCAATGAGAGAAGCTAAGAATTGGAATGTAGACATGACCACTAGTATAGGTTGTCCTTTTGTTCCCAAGTTTCAGATCAGTAACATTACACAGTTTAATACAGATCCTTTTAGTGCATGGCGCAGTGCGTTTAGAGAATGTACCAAACTAAGCAGTGCTATTATTAGCAATGGTGATAATACAGATAACGAATATAGATTAAAAGTATGGCAGACCAAAGGCGCTAACAGACCATTCGGAGAACACTGTATATTAGGTGCAAAACAAGGTGCAGACTTTGGACGTGAATACAAAGATGATGTTACAGTGCTTAATCAAATTAATGACTTTGACTGGCTCAAGGAAACATTTGATGCCGCAACTTGATGAGTTAGATCTAAGAACATTACAAAAAGAAAGTGCTAGAGCCTTAAGCACAATGCAAGCTACAAATAATAATATTTGGCAGTTCAATAAACAAGCACACCACAACAGTCAGCTATGGTACAAAGCTGTAATAGGATGGTATATTGAACAATATGGTGATTTACCCAGTCGTGCAGGTCCAGGCAAAGACGTGAAGCTAATATTAGATGTATAGATACCAAGACATCCGCCAGGTACATTTAGAAATAACGCAAAAGTGTCAAGCCGCTTGTCCTATGTGTGACCGTAATGAAAATGGCGGCAAGGATAATAGACACATAGACAACAGCGAATTAAGTTTAGCCGACTGTGAAAATATCTTTAAGCCCGACTTTATTAAACAATTAGACACTATGTTCATGTGTGGTAACTTGGGAGATCCTATTGTTGCAAAGGACACGCTGGAAGTATTTAAATATTTCAGACAACACAATGATAAAATGTGGTTAAGTATGAATACTAATGCAGGAGCTAAAAATGAAGCGTGGTGGAAAGAACTGGCACAGACGATTGGAAGACAAGGTACCGTTATATTCTCAGTTGACGGTCTTAGCGACACTAATCATTTGTATAGGCAAAATGTTGTTTGGGACAATGTAGAACGCAACATGCGAGCATTCATTGACGCAGGTGGTAGAGCCCGTTGGGACTTTATTATCTTTGGACATAACGAACATCAAGTTGAAGAAGCTGAAGCACTTGCTAAGAGTTGGGGCTGTGAACGTTTTCAAAAGAAAAAGTCGGGTCGTTTCTTTAATGCCAACAGTCAAAAGAAAGACACACATCAAGCACAAAATAGAAAAGGTGTTGAAACACAGCTGATATCCAAGCCCAAACAATTAAGCAATCAGAACCTAGCACTACTTAAACAAAAAGAAATAGAAAAAACTTATGGAAGTATGAAAGACTACTATGACAGTTGTAGTATAAAATGTAAAGTAGCAGAAGAAAAGAATATATTCATTACAGCAGAAGGTTTGCTAATGCCCTGTTGTTGGGTTGCTGGTCGTATGTACAAATGGTGGCACAAAGACTATCGCATAGAACAAGTTTGGGAACACATCGATGGTGCTGGCGGCAAACAAGGAATCGATGTAATCAACAACGATTTAGAACAAGTTATGCAAGGTCAATTATTAAAAGACATTGAGAACAGTTGGAATTTACCCAGCGTAAAGCAAGGAAAACTAGGAGTATGTGCTATGAAGTGCGGATCAGAATTTGATCCCTTTGCAGAGCAATTCAAATAGTTAAATACACATATGAAAACAGATTTTATTGATAAATTCAGAGATAAACAAACACTAAAAGATTGGTTAACCGAAAATCCCAATATTTGCATATTACCATTTATGCATTTTGATATTGAAACAAACGGAGATATGAAACCATGCTGTATTGGTTCTCCAATTGAAGATGAAACAGGTAAACCATTAAACATAAAAGATCATACTTTTAATCAACTGTGGAATCATCCAAGTAGGCATAAATTTGTTGAAGATCTTATAAGCGGAAAGAAACCAAAGCAGTGTAGCAAGTGCTGGAAGCAGACCAAGCAAGAAAACAGCAAAAGAGTACACTTCAGTACCAATGGAAAAACTATCGATACTGCACGACAAGCATATGAGAATGGTATCGAGAATCAACCCTATGAACTAAAATGGTTAGATATATTTCCTGGTAATACTTGTAACTTAAAATGTAGAATCTGTTGGAGTGATTACAGTAGCTTATGGGCCAAAGACTGGCATAAGAAAAACATAATGGATGGAAATACGCCTGCAGGTACTCCTTTTAAATCTACAGAAGAGTTTAAATACAATCAAACCTGTCAATGGATTGACGATCCCAACGTTTGGGCAAGCATTGATGATGAAACTTTCAAACATTTAGAAGTAATACACATACTGGGTGGTGAACCACTTATGGCAACTGGACATTTTGATATGTTACAAAAGCTAGTGGATAAAGGATATAGTAAAAACATCAAAGTAGAGTACAATACCAATGGCACTTATTTCTTTACTGACAGTCAGTTAGAGATAATAAAGAAATTTAAAAGGCTACAAGTGAATGTGAGCATAGATGATCTTGGTGCTAGATTTGAATACCAGAGAAAAAATGCAGTGTGGGATGAAGTAGAAGTTAATCTCAAAAAATTTATAGCACTGGGTGCAAAAGACTCAATGAATGCGATCATTGGTGTAACTCCTGCAATTAGCATTATGAATGTGTACTATGTCAAAGAATACTTACACTTTATCGATAGTCTAGGCATGGACATGGAGCGGATAAGTCCAAACCATTTTGTGTTTAGCCCTGGACTAGACATAAGAGAACTGAGCTACGATCAAAGACAGCAAGTATTGGCAAAAATAAAACCAACCCTGCCAATTGAAAATTGCCTGTGGTTAAATATTATTGTCAGTCGTTTAGAATCAGACGATTATGTCAAACCAGCCATGGAACACAGAGGTTGGAGAATTGACCAATTCGATGTCATACGAAAAGAATCTTTCCAAGAAATATTTCCTGAGATGTATGAAATAATAAAAACTGACAATTTACAGAGTAGTTAAATAAACATATGAAAACAGATAAAATTAGCCCAACATTTTGTGCTTTACCTTGGTTACATCTATCAAGTAGACCAGATGGCAAAATGCGAACATGCTGTACAAGTAATGCCAGCAGTGTTCAAGACCCAGACAGTAATAAAAAAGTAGGCGGCGGCGAAGTTGGCGTAGTTAAAAATGACGACGGTGTTCCTGCAAATTTCAATCACACCAGTTTAACTGATGCATGGAATTCGGATTACATGCGTAATGTTCGCAAAATGATGTTGCGTGGAGAGAAGCCAGCACCCTGTTTAAAGTGTTACAAAGAGGAAGAAGCTGGACATTTATCAAAACGCAACTGGGAGACTGAGTATTGGGGCAATAGATATGATCTATTTGACCTAGCCAAAGCTACAGAAGCTGATGGTAGAGTAGAGCCTAAGATACGTTATATTGATTTGCGTATGGGAACAAAGTGTCAACTGGCTTGTGTTATGTGTAGCCCACATGATTCAAGTGGATGGGTAAAAGAATGGAACAGCATTTATCCACAAATAGATAATGAAAAATTAAAAAATACCAGCGGTTGGGATAACAAAGGTAAGAATCACGGAGCAACATACAACTGGCACATGAACAATCCACGCTTTTGGAAAGAGCTGATGGAACAGGTTCCTCACATGTATCAATTGTACTTTGCAGGTGGCGAAAGTCTTATTATTAAACAACACTATGATCTATTAGAAGAATGTATTAAACAAGGCTATGCTAAAAATATTGAATTACGCTACAACTCAAATGCAGTTGAATGGCGTGACGACTTGTTTGACTTGTGGGCAGAGTTTAAACGTGTGCGTTTTCACTACAGCATAGATGCACACGGTGAACATAATGATTATATACGCTATCCAAGTGTATGGGAACATCAAGAGAAAGTGTTTTGGCTGTTGGACGAAACTGCTCCACAAGTAGAAGTTACCACAGCTACTACCATTATGGCGCTTAATGTAGCGTATATACCAGAGTTTGTCAAGTGGAAAGTTGACCAAGGGTTTAAGAAAATAAACAAATGGCCCTTGGGTGCAGGCGGAATTAATATGCATTTTGCTTATTGGCCACCACAACTTAATGTAAAAGTATTGCCTGAACACATTAAACAGCAGGTGACTGACAAATACGAACAAGAGTTTTTTCCTTGGATAGATGAAAACTGGCACAGGTTTACTGGTGTAGCAGAAGCTGGTATTGACAAAGCTACATTTGATAATAATCCTTATGGCGTTAAACGCTATAAAGGTATCATTAACTTTATGAATGCAGAAGACTGGAGTGCTAGACTTCCTGAAACCAAACAATGGTTAAACTTGGTTAATAAACAACGCAACTGGGGAAACAAGTTTCCTGAGGTATTTCCTATACTAACGGAGTTGCTATGACCAGACCACCAACCAGTAGAAGACACGACAAAGACATAGTTAGCGACATGTTAAGAAACGACCACAAGTTTTTAACAAGAGAAAACTATTTAGATACGCTACAAGAAAAAAAGCCAGACATACTGTATGCTGGCTGGAGGCAAGGGGACGAGTATCCAGAAGAAGTGCCCACTTGCATAGTGCCTTGGACCAGTATTACGCTGAGTGCCAATGGAGATATAAAACCTTGTTGTAAATTTACTAGTGAAAAAGGTGTTACAGGCAGTGGAGCCAGTCATATGAACGTGTATGAAGGAGCTACACTGGAAGATGCTTGGAAGGGCTTTGAACCCATTAGACAACAGATGTTGAGAAAAGAAAAACCCCAGGGCTGTATAGACTGTTGGAAAAATGAAGATACAATAGGAACCAGTAGACGTCATTGGATGTTTGAGAAAGTAGTTGACAAACCTCATGAATACACCACGGAGCCGCCAATGGCACTGAGGCATATGGATCTAAACTTTGGTAATACTTGTAACTTAAAATGTAGAATGTGTGGTAGTTGGGGCAGTACACATTGGTTTAAAGAAGATAAAAAATTACAAGCAATAAATCCACTGTTTAATAGAAATACAAAAGATACCGAAGCAAGAAGTATAGACCCTACACTGTATAGAAATATGGAAGACAAGCTGAGTAATATGGAACGCATAGACTTTAAGGGCGGCGAACCTTTAATGATGGACGGCATGTTTGAAGTACTACAAATGTTGGTCGACAACGGCAGTGCGCCAAATGTTGAATTGGGATATGTAACCAATGGAACTAAAACACCCGAACGTTTGAAAGACTTGTGGCCTCATTTTAAAAAGATTACGCTCAACATCAGTGTAGAAGCAACAGGACTACTGTATAGATATATCAGAGGCAGTCATATACAATCAATAGAAAATTTAGAACGTAATTTACATTGGCTTGATCAATTTGACAATGTTAACGGAAACTTTAGTGTTGCAGTGAGTACATATAATATATTTGATTTACAAAATTTAGCTGACTGGCAAGAACATGTTACTACCAATCTAACACAGTGGAGAACTGAAATAGCCAGCAGGACCAGTGACAGTCCATATTGGTATGAAAAACCTAATCAGTTTGTCGACATAGTATCAAAGCCACAGTATTTAGATCCAAAAAATATGCCTCCACATATTAAACAGCGTGTAATTGACGCATATGATAAAGATTATCATGTATTAGAAGAAATAAAAAATAAAATGTATGATACGAATTATGATGAAAAACAATGGGAATTATTTAAACATTTTACTAGAGAATTAGATAAAATCAGAGGTACGGACGTATTAGAATATATACCTCAGCTAGAGGGTGAATTTTAATGGATTTAATTCGTGTAGAACATGCTAGTAAGAAGTATAAAGAATGGGTACGCATCGAATGGAATATGGGTCGTCGCTGTAACTTTGATTGTAGTTACTGTGGCGCAGTACTGCACGACAATACCAGTAAACACATGCCAATAGAAAAGTTTGAATATGCTATAAAGACAATGCGTGAGTTTTATAAAGACAAACAAATACGCATGAGTATAACAGGAGGTGAACCTTTTGTACACCCTCGCATAATAGATATATTAAAGCTATTCCCCAAGTATGGAGTAGAAGAAGTAAGCACAATTACAAATGGAAGTTTACCACTAAAGAAATATCAAACTGCATTGGATAACGGACTGGACACGCTAATATTCAGTTGGCACTTTGAATTTTTGCGTGAAGATCACATGAAGTCAGTACTGGCACAGCTACCCAGAGATAGAATTAAAGTTCATTTGATGTACTTGCCTGGCAGACTAGAAGAGATACACAATGTAGTTGAATGGCTTAAAGACAACAATGTTAAATTTAATATAAGACGCATCAGACCCCAAGCAGATAAAGATGGTAATATTAATCCACCTTTTGCAAGTGGCATGGCGTTTGAAGGCGCTCCACTACCTGGTACCAATGATTATTATAATCAAGCTGAATTAGACTACATGGCGAGCTTTGAGAAAGCTGGAACAGCTGGTGTAAATTGTGAATTGTTTACTAAAGAAGAATCGTGGTTGGACAATGTAAACACACTAACAAAAAACAGATGGAATAGTTTTAAAAAATGGAAGTGTATGGCAGGTATCGAAACACTGATGATAGACAATGACGGTAGTGTGTATAGAGCAACATGTAGACAAGGCGGAGTATTAGGTAATATTGAAACTGGATTTACACTGGAAGAAGATCCTGTAACATGTGCAAAGCAGTGGTGCAACTGTGCCGCAGACCTTAATACAACCAAATGGCTGGAGCCAGTATGAGTGACACATTTTGCACATTGCCCTTTACACATCTAAGCACTAGACCCAATGGTGACATAACTCCTTGTTGTCGTAGCAGAGATACATTGGGCAACATCAAGGATATGACTTTTGAACAAGCGTGGAATAGTGACAATCAAAAACAGTTGAGAAAAGATTTATTAACAGGTGTGCGTAACAAATACTGTTATCAATGTTGGGATATGGAAGACCAGGGTTCAACTAGTATGCGACAAATTAAAAATAAAACTAGAAAAGGCATGTTACCAGATGATTTAACAGAAGAAATGCCCTTTGTTGTTCCTGTTATAGAACTTAAAATGAGCAACTTGTGTAACTTTAGATGTAGAACTTGCAAGCCTGAACTAAGCACAACATGGATGAAAGATTGGAAGTCAGTTAAACACGAATACGATAAAATTGGCTACGGACTAGACGATGAAACAGGAAGACTCACACACTTTGACAATGATCAATTTGTTGAGGATATACTCAAGTTAGCACCACACATGGAGATAGTAGAATTTGCAGGTGGTGAGCCGCTTATGGATCCACTGCACTACAAAGTGCTGGAAGCATTAGAACCTTTCGCAAGTAATATTACAGTTAAGTATAGCACAAATCTCAGCAAAGTCAAGTTTGGAAAGTTTGATACTATAGCCAGCTGGGCAAAGTTTAGAAAAGTAGATCTAAGTTTAAGCATAGACGGACATCCTGAATTAAACAATTATATAAGAACTGAGTCGGACACTGATGTGCTTGCTGACAATTTAAAATTAGTTAGAGCTGAATTGGGTGACAAATATGATGGAAGAGCGGCACTGTGTTACAGTGCTTGGAATGTATTTGGATTACCAGAAAGCTATGAATACTTTGATACAGTATTGGATACTCCTGTGCATGGCAATATAGCATGGGATCCTATATTCATTAATCCGCAAGTATTACCCCCAGAGCTAAAACAACTGGCTACACAGAAATATGAACGATATCTTGCTGATATACCAACCACCGGAGTACCTGAAAAAAGATTAATATTAAACAAACTTAAACATAGATTTATGAAACAAAACATGGCATTTATGAATGCTAAAGATGAAAGTCAATACTTTGAACAGTTCTTACGTTTTACACAAACATTGGACGGTACAAGAAACACCAGTCTAACGGATGTAATACCAGAGTTTAAGGAGTATGTATGATCCTTTCACCGAGGACCCAGCGTCTTAAAAAATTAGCAGAAAAAAGTCCTGGCTGGGCATGTATACATCCATGGAGTCATCTTTGTATTAATCCCAATGGGTCTACTAAATTGTGTTGCCATCACACCAACAGCGATATTGGAGATACCAATACAGAGAGTATAGAAGACATAATGAACGGTCCCACCATGCGCCGTATACGCAGACAAATGCTAGCAGGTCAATCACCAAATGAATGTGAGAAATGTGATAGGATAGAACGTATTCCTGCTGGATCGCCTAGAATGAAAGAACATGGCAGAAGTTATGCTGAAGAAATTAGAGACAAATATATAGCTACTACACATCCAGACGGCACAGCAGAATACAGTTTAAAGTATTGGGATCTAAGATTTAGTAATATTTGTAATATGAGTTGTGTGATGTGTAACAGTGATTGGAGTAGCCTTTGGTCTAGTGAAAGTCAGGCGATTACAAAAGGATTCACACAGGAACATATTGACAAAGATAGTAATTTAACTTATATGCAATGGCAACACAAGTTGACCACTGCTAAAGTAAATCAAACAAAAGACTTTCAATGGATAGACAACCATATGGATCAAGTGGAGAGAATTTATTTTGCTGGCGGTGAACCAATGATAATGCCCAGTCACTGGTATATATTAGAAAAATTACATGCTCGTAAACGTTTTGATGTAGAACTGTCATACAATACCAACATGCTTAAATTAAGTCATGGAGGCAAACGAGCATTAGACTATTGGCAAGATTGGCCTCATAAACAAGTTAAAGTTCAACCCAGCATTGACGAAACAGGTGAACGTGCAGAATGGATACGCTATGGTACAGTATGGGACACTGTAAAACAAAATATTATCAGTGTTAGAGATGCAGGAATTTGGATGGAACCAATGTTGAGTGTTGGCGCTTACAATATATTAAGATTGCCCCAACTGTTGAAAGAATTATATGAATTATTTAATAATAAAATACAAATTAATATAGTATGGAACAAAGAATGGCGATTAAGTAATTTAAATTGGGAGGATAGACAGAGTGTTAAACCCCAACTTGAGCAACTGCATGATTTAGTAAGTGATCCTGGTGTAATGAATCAACTGTATCATTTACTGGATAGCGAAGAAATCACCAGTAGCAAGCTCTTAGATAGATGTGCATTGTTAGACCTACATCGTGGCAAAAACAGTATGCAAATAATACCAGGATTTCAAGCAGTAAATAAAAGACTAGGCAATAGATATGAATATGCTAGAGAACGATATCTCAACAAACAACCCGTAGAAAAAATGAAAATATAATGAGTGATACGTTTTGCATATTGCCTTGGATGCATCTAGCTACAAACGCAAGTGGTAACTTGAGAGTGTGTTGTAATAGCACACCGGGTAAAAACTTTATTCTCAAGCCCGACGGAACTCCTTATAAACTGTACAGAGATGATATGCAACAGGCATGGAACAGTGAAACATATGCTGAGATCCGCAAGCAACTGCTAAATGGTGAACGCCCAGAAATGTGTACACGTTGTTTTAGAGAAGAGGACGCAGGTATCCGCAGTGCTAGACAAGCATGGAATGAAAAATGGAGTGAAGACAAACAGTATACTGAAGATGCTCCATTTGATATCAAGTATGTGGATCTTAGGCTCAGCAACTTGTGCAACTTAAAGTGCAGAATGTGCAATCCCTATGCATCAAACATGTGGGTAAAAGAATGGGCCAGTGTTGAAACTGCACTAAGTGAAAGTGAATACAAACGTCTTAGCAAAATGGATTGGCCCGAAGAAGAAAAGACTTGGGAAAACTTGTTTGCTATTGCACACACTGTAGAAGAGATATACTTAACAGGTGGCGAACCAACTGTAATTAAAAACCAACAGCGTTTATTAGATTATTTTATTGACAACGGTACTGCAAAGAGTATACGTTTAAAGTATAATACCAATTTGGTCAAAATGCCCAGTTGGTTACTGGAAAGATGGAGACATTTTAAACGCATACAACTCAACTGTTCAATAGATGCTGTTGGCGAATTGGATCATTATATCAGACATCCCAGTCGTTGGCAGACAGTATTGGACAATTTTGAAAGCATACAAACACTTGACAATGCAAATATAGAAATACACTGTACAGTACAAATGTATAACATATTGCGTATGCCCCAATTTATAGAATGGGCACAGCCATATGGGCATAAAATATATTTTAATATATTAAATCATCCTGAATATTTGAATATAAGAGTGTTGCCCACGGCACTTAAACAGCAAGCACATGAACAATTGAAACCATATGTGCATTTGCCCAAAGTACAAGGCATAATTGACTACATGTGGCATGAGGATTGGAGTGAAAAACTACCAGCTTTTTACAAGTATACGCACACACTGGACGCTAGCAGAAGTGAAAACTTGAACAGTATAGTTCCGGAGTTCAGCGAGTATGAGTAATTTCTTTTGTCCTCTGCCGTGGAATCACCTTATGTTTAGGAGTAACGGCACTGTGCAAGCATGTTGTGAAAGTTATTTAGATACTTTTGAAATGTCAGATACAATAGCTGAAACAGCAAACAATACGGTTATGAAACAGTTGAGATTGGATCTATTAGATCCTGATGTTGTTCCTAAGATGTGCTGGAAGTGTGATAAAAGAGAAAAGTTACAAAACAAAAGTGTACGCCAATACGGTTTAGAAACGTGGGGCGATACATGGGATGAAGCGTCAGCTAGACTGGCTACTAACGCTGACGGAAGTGTAGATGACTTTCATTTAGAGTATTTAGATATACGATGGAGCAACCTGTGCAATTACAAATGTAGATTCTGTTGGATTGGCAGTAGTAACATGTGGCTCAAAGAAACCAATCAACTTAGTGAGTATATAAAACACGACACCAGTCAATACAATCCCAAGACTGGTATTCAAGAGTTTGATATGAAATGGGACGACTTTAAAACGCATTTGCCTTATGTAAAGAAAATTAAACTAGCAGGCGGCGAGCCTACTATTATGCCAGGCACATATCAACTGTTGGATGAGCTTATCGAAATAGGTAATACTGGTATAGGTCTTAGTTTAATAACAAATGGTACAACAATAAAATATGGCAAATACAATCTATTAGAACGATTGAGTCACTTCAATACAGGTGCTAACAAAAAGACTATTCAAATAAGTGCTGAAGGTATGGGACAACGTCATGCTTGGGCCAGAAGTGCAAAAGATGATTGGCATATAATTGAAGATAATATACAACAATACAAACAGTTTGTGGATAAAATGAAAGGTAAATGGGGCATGAACTTTCATTCAGGCATAAGTTGGATGAACATGTATCATTTGGCAGACATGGTTGAATATTATCCAGATACAAAATTTATTTTTAATATTGTACAAGATCCATTTGAAATGAGTATTGCTAATTTTTATAAACGAGATCTTGAACAAGCTAGTGATTTTTACAGCAAGAGAATCAGAGGCACAAACCAACCTATGGTAATTGAACATTTAAATATTATTAAACGTGCAATAGATAATGCAATTGAAACCAGTGAAGAAACAGTAGATTTAGATAGGTTTCGACGAGTGCAAGGATTACTTGACCAAAGTCGTAAACAAAGTTTTGCACAGGCATATCCGGAATGGAGCCATTATGCATAAAGATACATATTGCCCAATGCCATTTGTTACACTAGCAGTCAATCCCAACAACTGGTTAACAAGATGTATGATGAGCAATCACAACATGGGTACTATTGAACGTGATACATGGAGCAATGATAAGTTTACCACCCTGCGTACTGATATGCTAGCGGGCAAGTGGGATGAAGAGGGTTGTCGTAGCTGTTGGTATAAAGAAACAAATGGTCAAAAAAGTAGACGCAATAGATGGATAGACAGTGAACTAAAGTATATGGGCACTACCAACGTATACGAAAACAATCTCAGTGTCAAGAGGAATACAATAAAACATCTATATATGAATTTTAATAATATATGTAATTTTAAATGTAGAATGTGTGGACCGCACTATAGTAATGCCTGGTTACCAGACTGGAACAAAATGCAAGCATGGGAAATGGATGAATCAACAGATAAATCTTATACTGCACAGTTACAAAGTAAAGAAAGTGTAAACATACACCCTAAACAACAAATAGATATAGATAAATTTTTAGACGAGTTTGGTCCTGAGCTGGGTGAACTACATGGTATATGGATAACAGGCGGTGAACCTTTTATGGACAACAGTGTGTTTGATTTTTTTGACAAACTAAAACAATACTGTGACCCCGCACAACTCAAAGTATTAATTACAACAAATGCCAGCAAACTAGATGTACACAGACTTGAACAGCTGAGTGAATTCAAACGACTGCTAATTCATGTTAGCATTGATGCTACTGGAGATCTTTATCAATACATGCGAGGCTACAACTACACATGGGAACAAATAGATGCTAAAATAAAATTAATGCACTCACTCCAGGAAAAATATAATTACACACTGAGTTTAAATGGAACATATCAAATTCATAATATGCTCAACTTGGAAGAGTTTTATAACTGGGCTTTACAATTTGATCCCATTGACTACATGGGTCATCGTGTGCCAGCAATTGATTGGATTGAACATAGAGTACTGAGTAGTCCCAAATGGTTACAAGCAAGACATGCTACTGACAGAATTAAATTACAAGCACTAGCACAACTGAATAGATTAAGAGAAAGATTTCCAAATCATCAATACTTTGATGACATCGCTAAAGAACTTAATGCTCCGGCAGACCTTAAATATCAGAACAAGTTTGTAACTTGGAATAAACAATTAGACAAGTTGAGAGGAGAGACATATGATTATAACTGGTAATCCAAAAGAAGGTGTAGCAGGTGCCCTATATCAACTGTATCCAGATGCAGTATATTGTAGTAGAGAAAGTAATCAATTGGACCTAACCAATACAGATCATATATTTGAATTTGCAAATATGTGTACTAAACATGATGTAATTATATTAAACAGTGCATTATGGCGCTTTCACCAAACTATCCTACTGGATATAGTATACAAAGCACTTAGAAATGCCAAAAGCGAAGCACATGTTGTGTGTATTGGTAGTACAACTGACAGAACTAGCAAAGGAACCACATGGTTATACAATGCAGAAAAGAAAGCACTCAGAGACTACTGTAATAGTTTAGGGCTGGTAGGCGTATGGCACAGTGGACCTAAAATTAGTTATATCAGCTTTGGCACACTGAGTAATAACCAAGAGAAACATCCTGACAGGATATGTATGGATATTCATGAAGCCGCCAAATATATTAAATGGTTGATAGATCAGCCAAAGCATGTTACAATAAACGAGATAAGCATAGACCCAAT